CTAGTGTCCTTTAGCGGCTCGCTCGTTCACCTATACCGTGGGCGCGACGAACACGGTCAAGGGCGGCGGGAATACCGTGGGTATTCTCGCTACCGGTCAGGGCATAGCCTCGTCGGGCAACACGTTCAATTTTTCGGCCAACGGCTTTACGGCAGAGATATACGGCGATAGCAATTGGGTCAATGCGGGCGCGAGTTCGTACACCGGCCTATTCGGTAACGGCAACGTCGCCAACCTCGTGTCCAGTAGCGGCTCGCTGGTTCATCTGTACACCGCAAATGCAGCGAATACTGTCAACGGTGCGGGCAATATCATTGGCATTCTCGCCAGCGGTCAGCACGTCAATGCATCGGGCGACACGTTCAACTTTTCCCAAGGCGGCTTTACCACAGGTGTGAACGGCACCAACAACGCCTTCAACCTCCCGTCGAACAGCGGATCGACAATCAACTTCGCCGCGAATTCGAGCGGCACAGTCAACGGGACGGGTAACGCTATCGGTATCTGCGGCAACAACGATACCGTGAATTCGAGCGGCAACACCTTTAACTTTGCGCAGGGCGGATATCAAACGACGATCCACGGCGATAGCAACTGGATCAACCCAAGGGAAGGCTCGCGTAGCGATGTCTACGGGTATAACAACGTCATCAGCATGCAAGGTGGCAACAGTTTCGCGCACCTGTATCGGGACGACTCGACCACAATTGTTAATGGCGCACAGAACAACGGTATCGCTGTGCATGGCAATAACATGAACATCAACACCAATGGGAACTTCATCGGCTTACAGCATTGGTCGATGTCGGCGAACATCAACGGCAACTATAACGCGATCGTCGCCGAGAACAGTACAGTCCACGTCTCAGGCAGCAACAACACAATCAGCGGGCGCAATGACCTGATTTTCGCCGCGCCCAATTCAACGATCTATGTTGACGCGCCGGACTGCACCATCGTCGCGTCGAATTGCACGATCGTGTTAGGGCGCGGTACAGATCATTCGACCATTCGAATCAACGGCAACAACAACAGATTTTCGATGGCGGGCAATTGGACTTCTGAAAGCCAGAATACCGATTTGCACGTCCGGTTCAACGGACATGACAACATCGGCTCTTGGGGATGGGCGCACATTCACGAAGACAGCGGATACCGCAACGGTAGTCCTGCGCTCGCAGTGGGGGGGCAGAGTTATGGCGCGATTGGTGCGCAGCCGCAAGCCTTCCCGTACTTCGGGCCAATTTCAAGTGGCTCATCGTCGGCCGGCGGCGTCTCATCGTCGGGATGGACAACCAGCAGTGGCTACAACTATTCGAAGGTGTACACGCCACAGTTCAGCGCAGAAAACGAAATCCTTCCCGAGTTCAATGTTTTAGTCATCGGTGTTGGACCTTACCCCAAGAGCGCGCCGATAGTCGCTCAGAATCAAGGAGTCGGCCCGTCCTATGCCGACCTGCTGCATGATTCGAGCGAAGACCTCGCATTCGAGCGCTTCATGAACAACGTAACCGCGCCTACGGCCACGCCAGCGGTCAGCAGCGCGTCGATGATGAGCGAAGCCGAAGCACTCGACATACTCATGGGTAAGACGTGGAGTGACTATTCCGGAGCGTTGAATTTGGAAGGCGTGAAGTATGCGGGGCCGTCTGATCCCGGCATGGCCGCGATGATGGAACAACTGCGCCACGCGGAGTTGTCGTCACAGCACTAAGCGCGCGCGAGCCCGCCTACTTGTCGTTGCGCGGGCTCGCCTGATCTTGCCACGTATCAATCAGCGGCGCGGTGCGCAGCGCCACGCCGCCACCATGCCCGCCCGCGTCGCTGACGGAGTTGTTATCGCCTTGTATGTAGATGAGCGTGCAGCCCGCAACAGCGAGCGCGCATAGCAGCGTCAGCACGAGCGCGAGCAGAAGGCACGCCTTCATGACTCGGGCGGCGACGGCAAGCTGACCGTTGCGGGGTCGGACAGGTCCGTCTGATACAACGCCACGCGGTAACGCCGCAGCGCTTCTAAGCGCTTGTCGTCCCCCTTGTCCGCCATGCCGAATTCGATCGACTCGGCCAGCATCGTAATGTCTCGACTGACCGCCGCCATCAGCCGGTCACGCGCCGCGGCGAGTTCGTCGCCCGATGGAACATACTCGGCGACGGAACCGAATTCCCCCGCCGCGCATCGCTCGAATATCTCGCGACCGTGCGCCGTGCTATCAACCGGCGATGCCGTGAACGGCGCTGGCTCGGACAGGTGAATGAATTGCACCTGACAGTCGATGCGGGAATGCCCAGCGTCGGCCCATACCGGATCAGTCACGGTCGAATAGACCGGCGTCGGCGGCTCGACTTCATCGGCGGAGGCGGCTTCGGCGGCGGCGGCTTCGTCGCCCGGCTGCACATACCTCGTTGCAGCGTCGCTAGACCGCGTCGCTTTCGTGCTTTTGATCTTCGCGTTCATGCTTATGCTCATGCAATGCGATGAAAGAGCCCGACCCAAAATCCGCCTTGAGTCTGTGTCGAATTCATACAGCGCCATGTCCCCGCCGCTAGACTCAGGTCCGCGCCCGAATACAGGTTCCCGAAAACGACACCGGCCTTATTCGATATCGCGTACGAACCTAGCCCATTCGCGGCGATGCCTGCTGCACTCGCGGCGCCTATGCGGTTGTTCATCTCCGCTTGAATATTGTTGGTGTGTATCACCCCCCCCTGAAAACTCGTGTCTACGTAGAGATTGCAAAAGCTGCTGTTACTGTCCCAGTCGATCGTGATTTTGTGGTTCCCGTCGCTGACGACATACCCGAAACCCGCGTTGTTCGGGTTGCGGATCGGCGCGCGCGTGTTCGCGTTGGCGATCGCAGCGTCGGCCTTTTCGTTGATTCCATCCGCGTATTCATTGGCTAAGACCGCGTTGTTGACAAGCTGCGCATCCATATCCCGCAGCGGTTGCAGGTCGTTCTGAAAAACCATCGGACCAAAGTCGGTCGAGTCCACCGTGACTAATACGCCGCGACCAGCGGCCCACCCGATTTTGACCGTGTTGCTACTTTGCCCGATGCCCGTTCCCTGTTGAACTGGCGTAAAGCCGAGCTTGATTTGGCCGTCTGTGATGCCGTATCCGGCAAGGGTGTTCGGCTTGCCGGTGATCGTCGCCCAGGCGACGGCGCCGCCCGCGCCCGCGAACATCGTTTGGAGCGCGGCGAGCAGTTGCGCGCTGTTTGCCTTGTCGAGCGCAATCCCGGCCGACACGATGACGTTGGCAATCTCGCCCTGTATCGTGTTGAGCCAGTCAGCGGTAATCAGCGTCGGCGGCTTGCTGTTGTAGATATCGCCCGACCAAAACCAGCCCGGCGTCTGAAGCGGCGCGGGCGCCGGCCGCGTTGCGACCGCATCCTTGTCATCGATGTAGTACATATGCGCTACTCTGGAAAAACAAACTGCGTCACGATATGCGCGGGCGCGTAGCGGTTGATCAGGCATTGAAGATGCAGCCGCGCGAGATCGGTTTGTGCGCTCGCGCGCGCGCCTTCAAAGCGCGGTGCCTGAATCTCCGTGAGCGTCCACACGAACGCCCACTCTTGCGAATAGACGCGATCGCCCGCGCGACTGACGCTTGCTTGGGCGGGCCGATACTCAGTCATCGTCATAGTGAAGCCGAGACTCGCGATCAAGTCCGCAAAGAACGCGCGCGAGTCATCCGCAGCGCCGGTGAGTTTGCGGACTACTTGTGCGCGGCGCGCGGCGGGCGTCGGCGCGAGTTCCGAGCAGGCGTCGGGAAGCCCGACCGTCAATTCCCATTCAGGCAGAAGCTCGACCGTCGATGCCGGGAACGCGTCATCGAGCAGCGCCGCATCGCGCTCGGTCTGTCGCGCATAGGTCGGCGCGAGCCCTTCGAGCGTCGCCGTAATGGTCGTATCGTGATCGCGCGGCCAGACACGCCCGCGTGGCAAGAGCGCTTGCAAGACGCGTACGAAGTCGCTCGCGGTGTAGTGGGGAGCGCGCATCAGATTTCGCCCTCGCGCTACGCCCACGTCACTACGCCGAGTACCGGCAGATGGCCCGCACTAACGGGAATATCCGCACTCGGCGACAAGATCAGGAAGTCGCGCACGCCGGGCACGCGTGCAATTGCACGCCAGATGTCCGACAGCGCCACGACCGACGATATCGGCGAGCCTTCGCTACGCAGCGTCGCCGCAATCGCCGCGCTGACTGCATCCTGTAGCGCGAGCGGCACGCCCGCGAGCGTGAACGCGATCGGCTGCGCGAGCGGTGAAACGACGAACACGAGCGCGGTCGGCGACTCGCGCGGATAGAGATAATCCGCGACCGTGCCTTGGTCGCCGGTCGCGACCGGCGCGCGCGGCAGTCCACCCGGCCCCGCCTCGAAGCGCGACACGCCATCTGTTCCAACCGGAAAGCCGCCCGTCGCGGCGTTGGCTTCGTCATACATGACGTAGACCACCACCGACCCCGCGCCGTAGCCGTGCGGCACGACCCAGGCACGCGTACAGCCGGGCACTTCGAGCGCCCATACTGCGTAATTGCTTGCGGTGGCGCCGGTGCCGTCCTGCGAGTAGGCCGCGAGCATGCGCGCGCGCAACGCGTCGTTATTTTCGAGGTCCGCGCCGCCCGTAAAAGGCACGACCACGACGCCGTTAGATTGCACGCCATCAGTCGCATGGGCGAGCGTCATTGCCACGCCCACCGCTGTATTCCCAATCGCGCCGGTCAATCCCGCCGCGTCGGCAAGTGCCGTCGCCTGGACCGTGACCGTATTGTCTGCCCCCACTTGCGCGGCGTCGTCGGTCGTATAGACGACACCATCGCCGCGCACGATCGCACTGCCCGCGCTGATCGTCTTTCCCGGTGTGCCGTGAAATCGCACTGCACCGCGCGCGGTCGTGGCGGGCTTGCGTGTCACCCCGCGCAGCGCGGCCCATCCTTCGAGGTATTCATCCGTCGCGGTCCACGGTACCGCCTGCTTAGAAATCCAGTCGAGATACCCGTAATGCAGGTAAGTGAGATTGGCGAGGATATCGCCGGTCACGCCCAAATTTGAGAACCGCAGTAGGGAATCGGCACCGGGCAGCGCCGCGGCGATATCCTGCGCGACTTGCCCGCGCAAATCCGCCAGCGTGGGACGCGCAAAGGGCATGATCGAGGGAAACGGAAAGGACGGTCAGAAGGACAGTCAGAAGGTCACGAAAGCGCGCGCCACGCCCACGCATAAAATGACTGGTGCGTCTTGCCGCTCGGCTGGTGCGCGATCACCTGTACGCCGAGAAAACTAGCGCGTGTCCATTCGACGTGGATATCAAAGCTCGCGACTACGCCGTCATCGATCAACCATTGCAAGGCTTCGACCACGTAGTCACGCGCGCGCATTAGCGTAGCGTCGGTTTGCTTGGCGCGATCGAGCAGCCAGAGCCGCGAGCCGATCGGATAGCGTGCGTCGGTATCGCCCCACCAGCCGCGCCGGTCAGTCGAGCCATCCGGGATCACGTCTTCGGCGCGCGCGAGACGATCGGTAAAAATGCTTATCAGAATCGCGGTCGCCAGATCGTCACCGGCCAGTAGCGCCGGGCCGACTAGCAGCCAGTCGCCGTGCGCGCGCTCGACATGCCAAAGCGTTGTGGTGTCGGTCATGGCGCGGCGTCTTTGATGCCTTGCGGCGTGTCGGGCGGTTCGCTCTGCGCGGTATCGCCGCCGCCCTCGATGTTCGGTACGCTGTGGCGGTGGCGGTTATACAGTTCGCGCATCTGGCGCATCGTGATGGAGTTTGCAGCGCGAGCGCCGCCCGCGTTGTCGAGGATATCGCCGCTGACCTTGAGCAATGCCGTGTTCAGCGCGACCTGATCGGGCGCATCGATCGTCACGCGTGGCGTATCGGTAATCGTCACCGGCAGACCAGCGCCACGCGTGAC